GCCCCAGACGTCTTGATTCTCAAGAGACTTCTTCAAATCCGACCGCAGACCTTTGACCAGGTTCACGGCATCGGCGGCTTCGCCTGAAATTTCCTTCGTGAAAGGAATGCGATTGTCGATCAGCTGCTTTGTCTCGTTAATCTTCTCGAACGCTTGAAATGGCGTTTGGATTTTGTCCGCATCGCGCGTCAGCGCCGTTCCAATCTCCTCAAGCTTCGCAGCGAAGCGAGGCGGGTAGAGCTCTGGCTTCGCTCTCAATTCCTTGACCGCGTCGCCGACCGCCGTTTGAATCCGCGCGAACTCATCCGTTGCGAGCTGCGGGTCGGCTTTTACGAGAAGAGCTTTTGTCTCTTCGGGCCGCGCTTCCATATTGGCTTCGCGCATGACCTTGCCCGTATTTGAGACCTGGTCCTTCATCGAGGAATGAAACTCGTCGACCATCTCGTGGATGTCAGATGGCTTCTGGACGTTCATCGCGCGGCTCTTTAGGCCCTCTAAGATCTCTTCTTCGGGCCTTCCGGATACGAACGCGGACGTCTTTGCGTACGTGTTGCCCGCTATGTTGCCGAGCGCTTCTTTTGCCCTAGCTCCTGCGTTGCCTACAAGGTCGGCCGCTTTATAAACGCCGGCTTCAGCCACGGGGAGCGCAGCGCCTAATGCTCCGCCAAGCAGCGCTCCGTAACCGACGTTGGCCAGAATCTTCTCTGCGTTGAGCGCTTTGTCGTCTCCGAGAGCGTCTTCCGAAATGCTATTGCCGAGACCGTAAAATCCGCCTTCGACAGCCGAGCCAATGCCGCCTGCCAAAGCTTTGCCCGCAAGCGTGTTGGCTGGACCGAGCGACGCCGCTGCTTTGCCGCCAAGCTTTGAAACGGCCGAGACTGGGTTCGCCAGGTCTGCGGCAGTCAGAACGTTCTTCGTCGCGTTCGCGGCTTCCCCGGCAGCGCCGGCGAGTTCGCCCTCGCCGCCAAGCAGGAGCCCCGCGCCGACCCCGCCAACTTCGCCTATGCCAGAAGCGATGGGGTTCGCCTGCTTGAGTCCAGACAAGGTCTCGGGCTTTATCGCGCCGAGATGGGTAAGCAGCTGATCAGACAGTCCGAACGTTGCGCCGCGCGCGGCGCCAAGAGCAGTGGCTCCCGCAAGATTGCCAAGACCGCTTCCGTACTTCTCTTGGTCACGATAGGCCTGAACCTCTTGAGCCGACGGAATCCTAAAGCCATTGGCGACCGCCGCCTGCACCTGCGATTGCGGCAAAGACATGGGACGGCCCGCGGGACTTAGGACGTTCACCGTAGGTTCAGGCGCCTGTGGCAATGCCGCTTCTTCAGCCATTACTTCCAACCATCCGTGGGTTTCGCTCCGCCAAACCGCTTGTACCCTGACAAGTTCGCTTCGCGGTTTGATTCGATCTCATTCTCAAGATCTTTCAAGAAGGAATTTGTGCGAACTCCGCGCTGCATGAGCTGAGCGAACGAGGTCGGGTTACTGATGCCTTCAATTGCGCGGTGGGCTTCCGTCTCGTTGATCCGCTTGCTTCCGATCTTGGCGCTCTCAAGGCCAGCGATGTTCGTCGAAAGGTTCGCGCGCAGGGCTTTGCCTCGGTTGTACGCGGCCGTGCCCGGAACGGCTGCTTGCGGCCCGAGGCTATCGAGCTCCTTCAATGCGTCGAGGATGGGCCCGGCTTTCGATTCGACGATCCGAAGCGACTGCGCCTCATCCTTGCCTGGCGCTTGGTAAACCGCGTTTCCGACCTTTACGCGACCTTCTTTGTATTTCGGATCGCTCATCAGCAAGTAACGATCAAGCTCGCCGCCTTCAGGCAGGCCGCCGTATGTGCCCATGCCCTTTAGCGATTGCGCCGCCATCTGCTGCTTCAGCGCTTGGCGTTGCGCTTCGAGTTGGGCGTTTAAGACCTTGGCTTGCTCAATAGCGGTCTGGCTTCCGGTCATAGCCGCTTGCTTTGCGACCTGGGCCTGCAGGCTTCCGAGCAAAAGAGATTTGCTGGATGAAAGCGCCGCCAGCATGTTGCCGTGCTCTTTGTATTCGTTTGCGAGCAGGCTATCTTTTTTGCCCAGCTCCGTTTTCTGGCTCAGAATGTCGTCGTCGACTTGCTTGTTCAGCATAGTAAGCGCGACGTTTCCGTTTCCTCTTCCCGCAATGCCGCCGAGTATGAGCGCAATTGCCGAACCAATTTTCCCGCCGGTGGACTTCTCGTTCCAAAGCCGATTCGGATCGATCTTGTTATCCATGTATGCCTGATTCAGCTGCTCCACTCGGTGGTCATGATCGGCGATTACATCATTTTTGCGCTGCTGAACGGCCTTAAGAGATTCGATGTAGTCGTCGTTTGCCTTGGCGATGGCTTGCTGGCCCGTGGCAGTCGCTTGGCCAATGCGCGTATTGGCCGCCATCGCTGCGCCGAACGGATCTGATTGCGGGCCGACGGGCATCCCGGGCATTTGACTGCCTTGGCCAGGCGCCATCTGCGGCTGAGGCGGCTCGCCAGCCGCCGAAGGCAACGCTTCCTGCGGGGGAGCCGCGAGAGGCGCTGAAGTCATCATGGACGGTTGGCCAGCATAAGGATCGGCAGGCTTTGAAGCCTTGTCGCCGACGTAGGGAAGGCTCCCGCCATATACCTGATCGTTAGCCGCATTAAGGATGTCGTCGTCGATCTGCTTTTGCGAGCGATCGCTATCTTTTTTCTTAAGCGAATCGGGAACGTCGACTTCCGGGATTTTAATGTCCCCGCCCTCATCCAAATGCTGAGGCTTCATCCCGCTAATCTTTTTCAGCGTTGAAGCGGATAAGCCCTTTTTAGCGACTTGAAACCTGCGGCCATCCGGATGCTCAACATGAAACGCGCGATCGTCTTCGTGAACGACTTTGTAGTTCATGCCTTCCCCGCTTTCCGGCGCGCTTCAAGCACCTTGCCAAAGCCCTCAGGCTTTCCGCGACGCTCCAAGTGCTCGACGAACTCTTTGGCCAAGTCAGGCGCGTCGGCATCTTGCGCGACCGAACGCGGGAGCACGATCTCGCCAGGCGAAAGCATGGCCGGCACCTTGTCATTCTTTAAGCTATCGCCCGCGACTTCAGGCCTGCCTGGCACGTGCGCTCCTTGGAACGCAGCCAATGCCGCAGCACCCCCCCCGCCTCCCAGAGCCGAAGTCCCTGCGAGCGATCCTGCGCTATGAAGCCCGCTGTTATTGCCAGTATTGCCAGCTGCCCATACCGGCATGTTTGCCATCGCAGCAATTTGGTTTGCGATGGATTGCGAAGCGCCGCCATTTCCAAAGTTTACCGGCACCTGAGCTTGAGGCTTCGGATTGAGCGCTGCCTGAAAGTCTTGAGATTGTTGGCCAATGGCATTCGATGCGTCAGTTCCGCCAAGCGCGTTATCTGCAACCAGCGGCTGCATGCCCACGGCGCTTGAGCCAAGTTGAGGAGCCTGAGCGCCCGCTGCAAAGGGATTATTCGCGGGATCAAGCGGCATATAGGCCGAACTGCCCTGAAGGTCATAAGCGCCTAGCGGAGGGCCTCCATATGCCAGACGTTGAACCGGGACCATGCCGCCGCGGCTGAAATGGATGCTTTGAAGCGCGCTAGCGGCGCCGCCAAATAGTCCCGAGACCGTTCCCTGATTAGCTGTGGCATTTTGCGCTGCGGCGGCCGCATTGGTATTGTTGCCTGCCGTAAGCGCGGAGGTCGCGGTTTGGTTAGCTCCCTGCGCTTCGTTTCCAATCGTTCCGTAAACGTTCGCAAGCTGCCCTTGAGCTGCAATCTGTTGTTGCGCTCCCAGCGTCGCAGCCTGCCCTGCGGCCGTTTGCTGAGCTTGCGCCCCTTGCATGCCGATCTGCCGTGCCGCTAGTGCCGGGTTAATGCCCTTTTGACCTGCGATCGCTCCTGCTTGTTGCTGCGAGAGCGAATTCGCATTTTGCATCAGCTGCGACTGCACCGGATTCGGGCCCGAACCATTTGACTGCGCGAGCAGCGCTTGGGCCAGCGCGTTTTGGTTCCCGATATTAGCCTGCGAGTTCTGCTGCGCTTGATTGAGCGCATTAATGAACCCTGACGTATCGACCGAATAATCGTTCTGCGGCGTCAGGGCGCCTGCGACGTTTCCTAAAAAGCTTGCCACTCTACTCCCCCGTTTTAGTAACTTTGCGCCGCAGGAAGCTTAACGCCCGAAGCGGTCTCAATGCCGACGTCCAGAGTAAGCCCCGAGATCGAATACCCTTCGCCGTACGAAGACGACTGCGTGTCATAGATCGTAAACTGCATCGCTTCGCATTTTTGCCTGAGCATATGGATTCGGTACTGATACGCGGTCGAAGGACTCGTCGTGACCGGGATCGTCACCGTCTGAACGGCCGCAGGCAAAAAGTCGACTTGCGTGGTGACGTTCAACGTATGCGCCGACTTCCAGACGCCCAAAATATAGGCCCGCCACACGCGCTGGAAGCCCTGAAGCTTCGCCAGCTGGATCCAGGCCGTCGTAAGCGACATCGGAATGAACGAGCCATCGTCGGTAAAGGTTCCAGGCGTCTCGACGTTCACGACGCCAGCCGACGTCAGATACGCGAAGTTCCCGTTGTAGCTTGCGACCGAGACGGCCGAGACGTTCGTAAACGTCGACCACTGCTTGATGTAGTAGTCGTAAACCAAGCAGATGCCGTTTGAGAGCATGAACCTAACCTGGTTCTGCGACGACACGAGCTCAGACGCCGTTACCGTGTAGGAGTTGTAGCTATCGACGCCGGATCCAATGTAGCTCGCGGCAAGCGACCGATCGAGAAGCCAGATGCCGTTGTTTCCGGCCTGAAACATCAACCCAAACGGGGTCGAGACGACAGACGGCGGATTGCTGCAGCCGACGTTTGAGTTGATCAGCTGCGGATCCGTAAAGTCGTTCTGCGTGCCGGAGGCAGCCGGGCCAGAGCCAGCCATATAAAAGATCGTGTTCGCCTTGAACAAGATGAGCTTGTCGTCGATCACGCCGACGGCCGTCACGACGCCCCCTTGAGCGTCGCAGCTTTGAGTGAACGACGATGAGAATTCGACGGGGCTCGCTTCGCTTGCGGTGCCGGCAGGCGCCGGGACGACCTGCTTTGAGTACTGAATGCCGTATGGGTTCTCGGTCGGAACGCCGATGCCTCGCGATTTAAACGTAGTCATCGCGGAAAACTGCGGAGGGCCGGAGTCTTCGATTTCCCCATCCGTATAGAGCTGTGGATTGCCGATGATCTGGCTGTCCGGAACCGTGTCGATGTAAATGAGGCCTGCCGTCCGGCTCGCGACAAGCGAGGTCACCTTGTAAAATACCGTTCCGTTGCATTGCGTGCGGTAAACGACGGCGTTCACAGTGCCTAAAGGCTTCTGCGTAAGCGGCAGGGGAGGGATCGCAACCGTCACCGCATTGATGTCGTAGGTTTGAACTGAAACGCCCGTTGCGGTCGCAGTTGCCGGGTTGCTTACGATCAGCGTCGTGCCGCTGATGTTTGTAATGGTCGTGCCTGCCGGGAAATAGGACGTTCCGCCCGATTGCGAGATCACCTGGCCTACGAACAGGGTGCCTGCCGTAAACGTAGCCGACGTGATGACCGTGCTATTGACCGTGACATTGCCCGTGAAAATCACAACCAAGTTGGTTACGGGCGCCGAAAAGGTCGCAGGGACGCTCGGCGTAGAGCGATGCACTTGGCCTTGGCCGTCGGCCCATTCCCACGTCACAGCATACTGAAACTTCTCGACCGACAGCGGAGCTGCCCCTGGCCCGATGCCGCCCGATGCGATCGCAAGCAGCACCCTGATATTCTCAGGATACGTATGGAAGTTTTGTTCCGTCACATGCTTGCCGTCATAAGAAGCCGTGATGCCGGAAGCCACGATCAGCGAGTTGCCGATTTGAACGCTTGGCGGCTCGACCGTGGGCAGAAAATTAAACGTCGCCTGCGAAATGCCGTATGAATAGACCGGAACGCCCGAGACCGTCGTGACCGAGACCGTTTCCATGATGGGAAAGAAGTAGTTCCCGTTGGATGCATTGCCCGTCGTCGTATTTGGCGTCTCCGGCAAACGGCCGGACGTAAAATACGTCCCAGCATTTTCTTTTGCGAACTTCGCGACGGCGACCCCAGATGAATTCAACAAAAACAGCGTAGGCTCGATCGTGATCAAGTTGATATTAGTGCCGCTCAACGGCGGAACGTTTGAGCCCGCGTAGATCGCAAGGAAATAGATCGTGCCGTTGTAATAGAAGGCTTTGCTCGCAAGGCCCAGGTTCGCCAGGTTGGTTAGGCCGCCAAAGCTCCCGGTGGCAGCAACCCCTGCAAACGTCAGAGTCGCAGTAAAGAGCTCGTTTCCGCCAGGATTGGTCAGCGTCGCAAGCGTGCCTGACGTCGGAGCTCCCTCGATGAAGAAGGTCTGGGTCGTTCCATTCACATAGCCCGTTACGTTGACGAACGGGTAATTTGAGTTCTGCGCAAGCACCAAGGTCGGCGCGAGCAAGTTGGTTGTATTTGCAGGGTTCACTATCGTGCAGTAAACGCCCGCCGCCGAAATCCAAGAGATCCATGAATTTGAGGTCCCGTAACCTACGACGCCGTCGCCGACGATGCTAACGGATCCGGTCACCGCATTTGAAACGGCGAAGCTATAGGGGCCAGTCGTGACGAAGATCGGGCTGATGAGCTCGCAGTTGCAGGTCGTCGAGTTGCTGAACCAGGCGATAGCGACGGATCCGGTCGATAAGAGCGTCGCATCCCACCAAGTTTGATAGAGGCTTGAGATAAAATCGATGCGGCTTCCCGGCGTTTGCGGCGATGTCACCGAGATTGGGATGTAAGAAATCCCGTTCGCCTTCTGCAAAAGCACGAGAAAATAGTTGCCGAGCGGCAAGACCTTTATGCTCGTAAACGTATTTGTCGCAAGCGCCTGGTTCGTCACCACGTTCAAGCCCGTCGTCGTATCGATGATCGAGTACGACGGAAGCCCGTTATCCATGTACGTGAAGCACTTAAGCCCCGAGGCCGGATGAAAGACGCAGTCTGGCTGCGTAAGCGAAGTCGCGTCGCGCGCCACCGCCGAAACCGTTCCCGCCGCGTTTAAAAGCGTGCCCTTGTTCACCCAAGCCGTCATGTCCGGCGAGTACGAATAGAGGCTTTGGCCATCCATGAGCACGAGCTCATTCTGGAAGTTTGAAAGCAAAACGCCCGACGCGATCGAGCCGCCGCCCAAGACGTTCGTCGTAAGAGCCAAATAGCCGTTGCGCTTATTAAGCTGGCCTGGGTTTTGAAAGACGCCGTTCTGCAAGGCCAGAAGCTGAGTCCCGCCCGTGAATGAAATTTGAAACGTTGCCTTTGAGAGCGCCATTTTAAAGTCGCCTCCTCAGAAGCAGTAAATGTCGACCAGCGCCGAAGCCGAAGACACCAAGACCAAGGTCGTTTGCGGAGTCGCGTTCGCGTCTTGCTGATCGTAAATCGAAGCCGCCGATCGCTGCCTCACGATCGTCCAGCCCGTAAGCTGATAGCCAAGCCCATGCGATACCGTATTGCTGCCGGCTTTCAGCTGCACGCTGGCGACGATCGTTCCCTGATTCTGAGCGTTGCTCGTGAGCGGCTTAAGCCCCGAAATAATATTGTTCTGAAGCTGGTTGATCAGCCTGTCGGTGGTTTGAACTTTGGGCAGGCTAAGAGGCATTACCAACCCCCGTCCCAGCCGCCGCCGCCGCCGTAACCATTCTGCTTTTGCACATCGACGACCTTCGGAGGACGACCGGCGTCCCGATTCTCTGCCATGGCTTCGATGCGCGCGATGAGCGCCGCCTTTTCATTCATTAAAACCTGAACGTCCGACTCCTGCTTCTGCAGGCACTTCATCGCGGCGTCGCAGATGATGTATTCGGTCCAGCCGGATACGCCCTGAACCAGGTCCGTCGAATTCACAAGCGTTGTCATCGTCGGCACGTACCAAAGCTGAATCGTAAGGCCGCCTTGCGGCACCTGCGTGCTAGGGCCTGCCCTCAGCCATAGATTCGATCCGTTGATCCTGTATTGGATATCCGTCGGGCCGTAATAAGCCTGGAAGCTTGAGTAGCTTGAATCGTTGCGCTCGCCGAACTCAAACGACTTAAGCGTGATCCAAACGCCTGGCTGGGTTGCGACCTGAAGATCGACGCCCAGGAGCTTGTAAAAGTCAGTCGGCAGAGGAAACAGGTAGTTCACGCCGTCCGTTTGAAACGTATACGGCGTTTGAACGTAGTAGTTATCCCCGTACCGACTTACCAATAGGTCATAGAGCTCGAAGTACGACTGATTGATGTACGACGTGAGCTCCGCCGTCGCGATGAACTGCGAATTGACCATGTCAGCTCGCTGAAGAACTGCGGCTTGCAGATCAGATAGCTGCATGGTCGTCGCCATTTATCGCTCCTGCTCGTCTTGCATCTCATCGTCGCGCGCGATCATGTCAGCGAAAGCCCGCAAGGCCTTTTGAAGCCTCTCTGGCGAATCGCTCTTGAACGCGCGCAGCATGTCTTCCGAGATCGCGCCGAGCTCGTCCAGAGACGCCCCTGCGTTGTCCCGGTCTGGCTTCATGCCCATGCCGTCGATGATCATCGATACCGTTTTTTTGCCGTCTGGAATGATCATTCCATCCCCTACTGCTGAGCCGTCGGAAGCGGCAACGGGTTCACGGTAAGCGTCGCGGCCGTCGGGCTAAACACCTGGCCATCGGCCGAAGTGATAATCGCGCCGACCGAGAACGTTCCCGTGCCCGTTCCGATAGGTCCCGTCGAAGGAGCGAAGAAGTTCATCGAGACCGGGTATGTGACCGAAGCCGACGGCGCAATCGAGTTTGCGGCCGCAGGACCAAGGTTCACGTCGCCAGAATTAAACGAAACCGAGTTGCCGGGCGTGCCGCCCGTCGGAACCGCTACGACCTCAAGGCTCGTAAGCGACAGGTTTCCGCCGCCGGACGAGTTCGACACGGTGACGATCGCGTTGACGGTTTGATTGATAAGCGCGGTGGTCGGCGTAAGGGCTATGGCAGCGGTTAAAACAGACATTATTTAATTCTCCAAGTTTAATTAATTAGGGTGCCGTCGAGTCGCCGAACGTGAAATCGAAGTAGCCGATCTCGCCCGAAGCAGGATCCGTCGCGGTCCCGCCGCCGGCCACGGTCAAGACGATTTGAATCGAGGCGGTGTTCGCGACCGCGATGTTATTCGCCTTGATGTAAAGCCCGGGAGCCGCCGGAGCCGCTGCGCCGGAGTTAAAGCACGCGGCTACTTGGAGGACTTTTACGTACGTGTCGAACGCCGTGCGTCCGTTGGGAGTCGAACCGAAGACGAACGTGAACGTGCCGGCCGAGTTTCGCGTGACCGAGAGCACGCCCTTGGAGTTGGCGACGTTAAGCGTAGGAGCTCCTGAGGCTCCGAACGTAACTTGCGCGAAGATGTCGGTCACTCTTTTTTCAAGAGTCAAGTTAAACTGGTTTGCCCATCGATTTGCCATGGAGATTCACCTTTCTTACCTGGTTCTAGCCAGGAGGGCGGTGATGTTTTGCCTTGCGAATCGCCCCCGTCCGCAGGCTTTGAAAACCAAACAAAAAGAGAGGAGCCGTCCGTGGCCCCTCTCTGAAAATGCTAAACCAAAATCAGGCCGACAGCGTGACCTGGCTGTTCCAGCCCGGAGCGTTGGTGCGGAGCTGCGCGTAGTAACCCACGCGAACTTCGCCGGCGTCCGCGTTGTACACGCGAAGCATTTCAAGGCCGTCGCCGTAGCGCAGAATTTGCGGAGCGTCGCCGAGCGACTCAAGAGCCCAAGTGTTCATCTGCATCAGATAACCTTGTTGCACTTGGCAGTTGCGATCAGGGAACACCTTGATCATCGAATTGGCTCCGTTGACCATGATGCCGCGGAACGCGATCTCGGCGGGACCTTTCTCGGTGAAGTACTGGACCTTCGAGCCCAACGCTTTTTCAAGAGCCGAGTACGAGCCGAAGTTCGTGACGAACGTGTCGGGCTTGCCGCTTTCACGGGCCAGCAGGGCCGATGCGTCGACCAACGCTTCTTCGATCGATTGCGAAGCGCCGTTGTAACGGCCGCCGCCAAGGCGCCACGTATCCGACGAACGGTTCACGCCAAAGAAGTTATCGGTCGAAGTCGGCGCGGTCGCGGGAAGCCACCCGGCCAAGCCCGTGATCTTCGCATTCACGTCGCCTTGAACGAGCAAGAAGTCGGCCGCGGTCCAGCCAGTCGGAGATCCTGCTGCGCCGCCAAGGCCAGTCGCAGACACCGTGATCGCGCCGCCAGAGCGGTTAACCGCGATGATGTAGCCAAGGGCCGCGCGCGGAGTTCCGCCGTCGGTCGCGTTGGCTTGAATGACTTGGTTCAGTTCGAACTGAACGACGTCGCCGGGGTTCGTCAGCGTAATGACGCCAGTCGAAATGCTGCCGATCGCGCCGATCGAGCCAGTGCCCGAGCGGAAGAGAGAGGACGCCAGCGAGTTCGTAGACGAACGGATCGCTCCGTCGACCACGAGCTTTGCGCCTTCGAGGAACGACATTTGGTCGGTGCGCGACGCAAGCATCGTTTGGTTGTCGAGGGTCGCAATCGAGTAATCAGACGCCCGCGTGAGCAAGAACGACTGAATTTGAACCGGCGACTGGTTGCCTTGCGCGTTGGCAAAGACCGAGCTTCGGCCTTGCGACACGCCGATGATGATCGGGATCGGCTTGTATTTGCCGCCGAAATCCGTGTTCTTCTTCAGCATCGCCAAAAGCGGGTTGTCAGCGTAGACAAGGTTCTCGACGGTCATGCCGTCGTACAGCTCTTTCAGAGCCGCGTTCATAGATGATAGGTCTAAATAAGCGCCCACAGGCACATCCTTCTTCGCATAAGCGAAAGTTGTTTAGAGGTAGTTTTGACGTGTGCCTGCTAAACGGATGACCCGTGACTATCGATGACGCGGCTAAGGTATGCGCGAACCCAAAGGATCTATCTTCTAATCCCAGCCGCATGGAACGGCCGGGCCATATCAATAGCTGAAGGCTAGCCGTTGCCTTTGAGCTTTGCAAGGGCGCGCTGCATTCTATCGTTTTCGTTTGCTACAGAGAGCAGGCTCGGAGCGCTTGAAGTCGGGATTTGGCTTGAGAGCGTTGGAGATCCTGAACGCATCTCGCGCGCGGCGCTCTTAAGCCCGTCTTTGGCCTCGGCTTCCCTGCGCGCATAACGGGAGCTCATCTTTTTAGAGGTCGAGTTGATCTCATCCATCTGGTCTTCCAGATACTTTTCGACTAAATCGGCGGCCTCTTTCGTGCTCATGAGCTTTGGCTGCTTGCCTGGAGGGCTTCCCGCGCGCTTCCAGTTGGCGACCGATCTTTTCCAATGCTCTTCGACCGTGTCGGTAATGAGATCTTGCGATGCCGTCTTAAGCGTCAGTTCATAGGCTTCGGCATTTGATTCGACGTAGTCGTTTACTTCCTGCTTCCACGTTTCAAGCACCTGCTGCTGCTCGCGCTGGCTTTGCATGCGCTGTCGCTCGGCTTGCTCCTGCTCGCGACGCTGCGCTTCCTGGTCTCGCCTTTGAAGGTCGTCCTTGATAGCCTTCACCTCCATTTCAGGAGTCACTTGGCCGCCGTTGAGCTTGAACTGCGTCAGCTGGTCATAGGTCATGCCGAGCGTTTGCTGAAGGAACTGTTCCGGGTTCTGGCGTCCGCTCTGAACGAACTGCTCAAACTGCTTAATCTGCGCCTCGCGCTGAGCGATCTGCTGCTCGCGCGCCTGATAATTGCGTTGCTGGCGATAGAGCATCTTCTGCTTGCGAGCCATCTGAGATAGGCGCTCGCTTAAAACCGGGTCTTCCTTTGGAGCTTCAGCGGCAGCAGGCGCAGCTCCTTCAATCGGCGCCGTTGCCGTTGCGTCTACGGGAGCCGACGTCGTCGTTTCAATCATGCGTTCTTCCTTTCGAGGTTTTCTTTCTGGATCTTCGCTATGCCTTGCTCAGCCTTTTCACGGGCCGCGCGACGCTTGTCGGCTTGCATGCCCCAGTGCTCCTCGATCGGCTCCTCTTTGATGAGCATGCGAGTCGTGACTCCGGCTTCGTCTCTCACGCTGGCTTCGCCGGTTGCGACGAGCTTGCGAAGGGCGTCGGGGTTCGTCTTGTGCCATTTGAAACGGTTCATCGCTTCAAATGACACAGGGTGTGCGAACGGCAGGCATTTCACCCAGAACGTGTCGTCAGGAAAGATGAGATAGACGTGGATGTACCTGGTCTGGCCAGGGGTAAAGTCCCAGAACTTCATTCTTTGATTCCTTCGCTCGTAGTTTGCAAATTGATCTTCTCGACTCTGATTTCATCTGCATCGTCTTCGCCTGAAGTCACAAGCATCGTGATGCCCGACTGAAGGCAAAAGGAATTGAGCGCGCGGGCAAGCGCACGGCGATGCGATTCAAGCGTCCCCTTTTTAAGGACGATGTGGGCGTAGGTGCCCTTGACGAACTTAATCTTTCGAAGCTGGCTCATCGCGAATAGCGGGCTCAAGCAGCTGATCCCGGTACGTTTTGAACTAAATCGGATTGAGGTTGATCTTGGGGCGCTGCCTGAGGCGGAGCCATCGCCGCTTGAGCGGCTGCTTGCTGGGCCGCAGCCGCGGCCTTTGCCTTATCCTGAAGATCCTGGACCCGGGATGCGAACGTGCGCAGCAGATCAAGCTTCTCTTCGGACGCGCCTGCGAGCTTCGCCTGGCTGTAATACTCAAGGTACATCTCTTGCGCCAAGACGAGGTCGTCCTGCGGCTCGGGAGGCGTGAACTCGCCGTCCGCATCGAGCATCTTCTCAAACACCATATGGAGGTAATCCTCCTGGCTATCCTGGAGAGAATCGATCTGCTCAAGATCGGGGAAGTCCATGAGGCGCTTGCCTTGCCTTGGCGTATAGAACCCGGCTTGGATGAACTCCTGAACCGCTTGCAGGCGTCCTGCGGGCTCGTCAGGCAATGACGAGACCGGGAAGGCCTTCATCACGTACTCGTCATCTTCAAGATCGATCTCAGCCCAATCGATCTCCTCGATGAAGCGCTTGCCCGGAACCTTTACCTTGAACTCGCCTTCGGTCTCGTAGATGTCCTTTGCGCAATCAATCGAGAGCTTGGCTAGGTCCAGGAAGAAGTTCTCGTAGCGCTGGCCGATGATGTTGAACCGGTCGCTCTCGATGTCGTTGTACTCGCGAAGCGCTTTGCCGGAGTTCAGCCCCTGAGGCTTTTCGCTTGCGGCCGACAGCATCGACACTCCAATTTGGTCAAAAGCTAAGCCCTTTAAGCGTTCGAAGTGGCTGTACATCTCCATCGGCACGATAGGCGGCACGATGTATTGAGGCGGCGTGTTTGAGTAGGTGAGGATCGTCCCGACGTCGTTGTTGAAATGCTCCTTTACGATCTTTGAGCCGTTTTCCATCAAGATTTTAAAGGTGCCTGAGAGCTGCATCGAGCGCTGGATCAGCCAAAGCAGCTTATTCATCTCAAGCTGGATGCTTTGAATCTGCTCAGCGCCCCCTTGCGCCCACCAACCGAACTGGCGCTTCGACCAGGGCAGGAAGGCGAAAGGAAAGAAGTCCTTCTTGTAGTCCTCGCTGAAAAGCTCGCCTTCTGGGATCGTGATGCAGTGGATGCCGTCTTTCGCGTCAGGGCCTGACGGCAAATGCCAGCTTTCGCAGACGGTAATTTGATCCGCCACGTTCTGGTAGACGCCCGTGAGGTCGGAAGTCGTGCTGCTCGCGGTTGCTAGGAGCTTAGCCTTGCCTGGAAACATCTCGATCAATACGTCGCGGTCGATGTTTTTAACCCTATGAAGCTGACGCGGCATGCCGTTAAAGGCTTCAGCCCAATCGACGTAGATCTCAGATGCGAGGACCCGGTCCCACTTCACGCGCTTGTGATGCTCGTAAACCTGGATGATGCCGTCGCCCCAGATGAACGAATCTCGAAAAGCGTCGACGCCTTTGCGATAAGCGTGGTTCTCGTAAAAGATGCCGTCGGTGAACTTGTTTAGCTTCTTCGCCTTGCGCTGCATCATGTAATCCCCGCCGGACGTCAAGAAGTAGGGCTTCGGCTTGTTCTTCGCCATCTTGGCCGTGATCGTGTCGCCGCAGCTCTGGACCACGTTGTAGCTGGTGCGCTCTTTCACGACGTTCGCGGTGCTTGAGGCTTTCGTCATGGAAAGGCCGTTTACGCCCATCATCGTGACGTTGCCGTAAAGCCTCGTTGAAATCTGGTACTGGCTTTGGCGCTTGCTGTCGAACTCCATCAGCATCTTCACGATGCGGGTGACCGATTGCGCAAGCTCGTCTTTGCTTGCTAGCCACCATCGCTTGTTTACCGTCGAAGCTTTATTTTCGACCGAATCGCCCGACTTGAACGTCGTGAAATCTACTTTTTGCATTGCTCATCCTTTGAGTAATGGCTGGTTTTTACTTTTCGTCTTGAGCTGGCTCTTCCATGCCTTCGGACGCCATGAACAGAAGCTGATCGTCCGGCGGCATCATGTCGTAGAGGGATGGCTTCTCAGGGATGACGGGACCTGCTTCGTAGCCCGTGAGCTCGAACTCGAGCGCATGGTATTTGAGCTTTCGGATCTGGTGTTTTTTAGCTAGCTCAATGAACGCTTCCGCTGCCGCAAGCTCATTAGCCAACTCCGTGGCCTTTTCTTCCGTCACTGATCATCCCCCATCATCTGGTCGAACATCCTATCCTCTTCAAGCTTGCGTTCAAGGAATTGCATGGCTTCGTCTTCCTGCTGCCTAAACCACGCAGGCGTCGACGGCTTTGGCTTCTCGACTTCCGGCTCATGCAGCCAATGTAAACACTCTCTGTATGAATAAAGCACCGCGTCGCAAATATCCGAATGGAAGGCGTCGCTGACGACGAGGCGATCGGGCGTGCTTTTCTCCCAGTCCCACTTAAGCCGCATGGAATCTTGCGCGAACTGGCCGTTTGGCTTGGCGAAGAACTTCTTGGTGCGCAAGGCGTCGTTGAGCAGCTCGTAGTATTCGTTTTTGCGGGTTTTTTCGGCCGCGACGATCGGCAAAGCGTAACGCCTGCGCATCTCTTCTGCGATCTTGGCGCCAAGGCCGCCCGTATCCATGACGATGCGGTTTGGGTCGTAGCGCTTGATGCAGCCCTCAAGCTGATGGACGAGCTCGGTGATGCCCTGCTGCGGCTTCACGATCTCTTCGACCAGGTAGCAAGCGTCGTAAAGGTCGTTCCAAGCGATGACGGCTATCGCGTCCGCGTCATTGAAGCCGATGTCGACGCCTAGAATGTACTGCCAAGGGCGCACAGAAGGAGGCAGAGAATCAAAGCCGTTAAGTCCTGAGTTCCATTTGATGACGAGAGCGCCGAGATCCAGAACCCACCGACCATAATACTCGCGAACAAGAGTAGGGCTTTTGTCATCCCAGCCCTTCTTCTTTTTGAGATCATCGATGAATCCTTTGGGATCGACTTCGAGATATGGGTTGTCGAATAACGACCAAGCGTGCCGCGAAAAGCCATGGCGCCCCTCCTCTGAGATTTCAAAAAAGTAACCGGACGGCAGAGGCCCTGGCGTGCCCGTCAGCGCGATCCAGCCGTCTTTGTAATCGATGATGGCAGGACCGAGCACGTCATCCACAAGATTCTCAACATGTGGACCAAAATCCTGACACTCGTCGATCGCGGCGCCCGGCGTCTTGATGCCCTTGAGCCTGCGGATGAAGTTCTTCATGTCGGCGCCAAAGAGCTGAAGCTTCGACTGATTGGGCAAAGTCATCGTGAGGTCTGACTCGGTGAACGCAGCCTTGATATTATGCTTGTCCGAGATCTCATGCAGGATATTCCACATGATGTTTTTCGCCGACTCGCGCGTCAGCGCAACGTACGGGCAGAAGCTGCCTGGATGCTTCATCATCGTCCTGATGAAGCGGTAAGCGACGGCGGTCGACTTGCCGGCCCTTCGCGTGCAGCAAGCCGACACGTAGCGGGCCGGGTCCATCACGAAGGCGTCCTGCTGCGGATAGCTTAGGTCGCGGACGGATTCCAAGGGCGAGGAGGCTTCGGCGAGCCTTGCGGCTTCAAGCCTTGAGAGAATGACTTCTAAACGCGCCGTGCTCAGGCTGATTTCCCTTTGGAGGGCTCTTCGCTGAAAAACTCGATGTAGGGCGTATTGGTGAACGGCACCGCTATGCGAACTCCGTTGAATACGAAGTGGATGCCGAAGCTTAAAATCTCAATCGGCTCAGCGCCCAAGTTGGCGGCGTGGCGCTCAGTCGATAAGCTTGAAAGAACGGTGCCGCCCGCTTGAACCGCGTCGTGAAAGCGCACCATCTTGACGTTCATCTTTTTGCTCATGCCCCCCCCCGGGATCTGATCAGAATCGATACGGATCGTATTTTAGTTCCATGTCCTTGCGAGCGACGAAGCTTGCGCATGGATCCGTCCAGTGCGTGAAGGCGCTCATCCGAGATAAGCCGGACGCTTCGAAGAGCATCCTCGCGATTCCATTCTTCCGCCACACGTCTCGCACGTAGCAGTAATGGATGGTTTCAGGCTCAAAAGCAATGAAGCCTAAGATGACGCCCGGCTCGTCAGGGAACGTGGCGATCATGACGTTTGATTTCGGCCGCATCGACATCGCCGTGATCTTGCTTGCCTCGCCAAGATAGTAAACGTCGTCCCTGATGCTTTTTGCGAAGGGCGACGTGTTCCTGAAGGATTTAAGCCACGAATCGTAGATGAAGGACTTATCGCCGGCCTCAAAGGCCCTGACTACGATTCCCGTCATTGGATCGACCTCAACGCATGCAAGTGCTCTCGAAGGATGAGCTCGTGAGTATCGTTCATGATCCAGGTGATTTCCTCGAAATCATGCTCTTCCATGAGCTCGATGATCCGTTTGATCTGCTCTGAGAGCGAATCGAGGATGTCGCTCATCTCTTCTGGCGGCGAATCTTGGTCGAACTGGGCCATGCCTCAGCCCGTTTTCCAATAAGCGATTCTTTTCCTGGCTATGCCGACATACTCCTCGTCTTGCTCGATTCCGATGAATTTAAAACCAAGCTTTACGGCGGCGCAGCCGGTGGAACCCGAGCCCATGAACGGGTCCAGCACGACTCCGCCGGGAGGCGTGACCAGGCGGATCAAATATTCCATAAGGGCGATTGGCTTGACGGTGCTATGGAAGTTTTGCGACTTTGCGAAGCTTCTTAGTTTCGACAGCGTTTGCAATAGCGCATGCACGGCACCAAGGGCTGATGCCATCTCGGCGCTTGTAGTATTCAGCTTCAAGGGGCTTGTGAACGCCGCACTTTCGGCAAGGCTTAATCCACTCGCCTCGATCGTCCTGATAGCATCCAGAATGCTCGCGTTTATGATCGAGCTTTGAGACGCACTCAAGGTTCTCAAGTCGGTTATCAGCTTTGTCGCCGTTTCGATGGTGAATATCAAAGCCGGCGGGTATCGGTCCGTTGAAGTTGGCCCAGACCCATCGATGTTCCATTGTTTGGCGGCCGTCAATTGAGCGTCGGATATAGCCCTTGCGAGTTGGTTTATGTTTTCCGTTAACGAGTTTAGGTCCTGTCTTTGCCATACCTCGAATTCCCAAACTAGATCCGCACTGTCAAGCCCAGCGTTGCGCTCACTTTTTGAGGCCTTGGCCACGTAGAAGAAGCGGGAGGCGCCTGGATTCTCGCCATCATCGTAACGAGGTGACGAACCGCCCGCATGACCAATGCCAAACATTGATTTCGATTTATCGAAGTTATCTTTCTTTGAACGACCTTTACCAGCTGAGTGAATCCCGCCCGCTATGCTCTGCTCGTCCAGCGCCTCGGCCGCTTGCTCATCTAAAATGATGTTGGCGGGCCAGCGGCCTTCGGCTCGCACTGTCGGACCAATATCGAATTTGACGAAGAATGCCCCTCCGTCGGTTTTTTTAAATCGATTGGGATCTGCGTCGAGTTTGCCCGCCACGCGACTCGCCTCAATATTCAGCGCTCCCGTGCCGTACTTCTCGACGTTCTTCGCCACGGTCCCGATCAGCGGCTTGCGCGCTAGCACAATCGGCTCGTTTGCGGGCTTAAGTGCTGTGCCCCAGCCCTGCCATTGCTTTGCGAGGTCGGTCGCGGGCGCGGTTATGGCACCGTTATCATCTTGGTGAGCGCGACCAAAATTGGTATTCGCCAGAACGCCTCGGTTAAATCCACCGGGCGCTTCTTTTATTCCAACGACCTCACGCTCCGCCCCAGCCGCCTTATCCATCGCCTTCGAGACGTCAAGCGACTTCGGAAACCCGCTGCCATAAAGCCATTGAATTTGGTCTCTAATTTCAAAGCCCGCGTCTTCGATTGCGCACGCCATGCGATGATACGTTCGCGTGCCACCGAAGCTGAGCAGATGACCGCCAGGCTTGAGAACGCGCAAAGCCTCGCGCCAGACCTCAACCCCCGGCACGTCGTAGTCCCAATGCTTGTTCATAAAGGCCAAGCCATACGGCGGATCCGTAACGATGGCGTCGACTTCTGCGTCCGCCAGAAATTTCATCTCTTCGACGCAGTTGCCCCAGATGATCATCCGACTTTTTCCGCCTCAAGCTTGTCGACTTCCGTTTTGGCGAGCTTGATCAGCTGAGATTGCGACAAGCCTTGGGTTTCTTTTTTCGCGAGATGGAACTCATATGAAGGATCGCGCCAGCCCAAGACGACCTTTGAGAGCCAAATCTGCATCGGGACCGAACCCTTTTTGGCAGACGCAAACATCATTCGCTTTAATGATGTGCGGCATTCGGCTGCGCCATCACTAAGAGCTTCCGCAAACCTACGGGTCAGCGTGTCAACTGAACACCTGCACGCCCTTGCGATCTCTTCTTGAGAGCAGTGAAGGGCCGCAAGCTGACGAACTAAATCCTCATCGACTTCTTTGAGCTTCGCCATTGATGCAGTATCCCATCTATTTTGAACTAATTACAAGCTACAGGTTAATCGGCTCAAGCTCAGGTCCGACGGGATGCCCGCGAAGCCTGATCTCAATGTCGACGAACTCTTTGTCGCCAGGCGCTGCGATCGCTTTCTCGATGCCGACTTCCCACGCGTAGCAATCATCGACTTCGAGGAGCTTAAAGATCTGGTCCTCGGCGCATTTAAGGAAGTTGGTTACGTCGAGGCGCTTTGACTCCCCCGCTAGCTTTCGCTTGGCCGCAGGCGAGTGCTTGCCCGTCGCAGACTTGGTGATGACCCGGTCGCGATCGAAGTAAAAGGTGTACTTGAGCTTCAGGCCTACGCCAGCCGTCACTTGCGTCGCGATCGTCTTGGCCAGCGCGATGTCGCCCTGATTCTTGGCCTGCCATACGGCCATGGCCTTTTCGAAATCAAGATAGAGCCTGGTCTTGGCTCTGCCTCGGCCTGGAATATTGCGCCAGGCATCGTTGACGCTGGGCCCCATGGGAAGGGCATAGAGATAGGCTACGTCGCTCAAGCTTTGAGCATCGCTTTGAGCTGGGCAGACGACCCATTGAACACGCTGACGTCGCAAGCTCCGGTCACGCCAGGCACCTGGCCAGCATCGGAGTACTGCCAGAAGGTCCAGCCAGTAGCGCTCCAGGGCTTCACCTGAGCCGGATATGGATTTTGCCAATATTGGGCAGCCCAGAGCGGGTAATTGGCAAACAGGCTCGGGTTTCCGATTTGATCCATGAAACCTAGGCCCGTGTAGACGATCGGCTGAACTGCGCATCGCGCTTCGACGTAATCAAGCCACTGCTTTGCGCGCGCGATTACGATTGCCGCAGTCTGGCCGTCGGTGACTTCAAGGTCTAATACGGGCGCCAAGTTCCAGTCAGACGGCATGACGCTTAAGAAATGCTGCGCCTGAAGAACTGGATCGGCTGAAGCGCGAAAGAAGTGATAGGCGCCCCGAGGGACGCCGGCCGATTTCGAGTTCGCCCAGTTCTTTGCGAACTCGCCGTCGACGATCGTCGCTCCCTCGGTCGCCTTGATGAAGGCGAAGCTATAACCACCGGCCAGGATCCTGGTCCAGTCGTTATTTGGCTGATAGCTCGACACGTCGATGCCTAAGACCTTTTGCGTAGCAGGGGCGGGCGTTGGCTGATTCAAGGTCATGAGCTTGGTCCAGGTGAGCGGTCCGACGACGCCGTCGTTTGAAAGGCCGTGTGAGGCCTGAAAGGCTTCGACTGCTTGGCGCGTGGCAGGGCCGAAGATGCCGTCCGGAGCGATTGGCGAGCCGCCTGCTGCGAGAGCCGATTGAACCTTTAAGACGTCAGGTCCGGCCGACCCAACCTGAAGCGGAAGAGTTGGCGGGAGCGTGACTGGAAGGGCTTGAGCCGGCGATCCCGGTAAGGATTGAGAATTGCCGTTAGTATCGCCCATGTTGCCCCCGATTTCATGCAATCAAAATTGACATGAGGTCGAGTTGCAAGCGTTGGCGATGCGCGTTGCGTATCTAGCTATTCGCTCGTGCGGTCGTGAGCCCACTGGGCGCCGCATATGAAGCCCTGGATGTAAGAGCGGGCGTCATGGGAGCCGATCTCAAGGCGCTGGATTTCGGCGAGCAGATCCCGCAATCGGTCCTCTTCCAGCTCATCGCCCTCATCCCCGATCCTGATGAGCGCGCGCGCCATTGATTCCCATCCAGGAGGGTCGGAGGCGAGCCCGCTCCAGCAATCGTCAAAAGCGCGGCCGATCTCGTTCAAGGTCCAGCGACGTATGGTCATTTGTACTCTCCAAGCGTGTTGCGCGCGATCGACCTAACCTGAAGAAAAGAGCTGCAGAACCAGTTGAGAAGGCTCAACTCATCGCCTGAAAGATCGCAATTTGGAAACTCGGCGATGGTTTTAAGGGCCTCTTCCAGCTCCGCGATGCGGGCGGATTCTTTCGGCTCGGGCAGCGCGTTGAGATGCGATTCAAAATCTGTAAACGAAGGTCCTGGCTCCCAGTACTCGGCATCTTCAGGAATCGCTGCATCAAATGCTTTTTCAATTTCCGCCAAAGTCCATTTGCGCTCGCTCATCTCAACCTCGGCATGCGGAAGGGAAGCGCTACGCCCAACGTCTGCAGCGCCCATAAGATGACGAGTACCAAGAGCAGGCCGACGATGACGTTGCGAAAGGGCTGAGGCATCGGCAGCTGAGTTATCAGCCATGCGATGACGCCTATTAACGCGATCATGACGATAACTTCGAGCATGTGTCCCCCCGGACGCCTAAATCGTTATGCCTCGCGCCCGAGCGCTTTGCTGGCTATGCGTTTCATCTCAAAAAAGGATTCAGAAAACCAACGCGAGCGTTCTTCGGCCGTGAGCTTTCCGGCATAGCCTTCGAAGTCAGCTATCGCCTTGAGCGCCGCTTCTTTTTCACAGGACTCCGCGCCTGGCTCCGTCACCTTCATTATCTTGAACAGGCTGCTCATGATCCCATTGAACAATTCTCGTGGAATCACGTAGGAATCGCTTCTGTCGTGAACTGGAAGGTTCTCAAAATCTCCGAAACCGCCGCACTGATCTTTAATCAAAACGCCTCCCTAATCTGCCGGGCCCGCTCTTTTGCCCGCGCTTGGTCCTTCGCCTTTTGCACGTTCCGACATGGCTTGCAGACGCCGGTCTTGTGGCAGGTCTGCATTTGCTTGCACGTTAGGCACACGCCCCAACCCGCCGCGAGCTCACGTCTCTTCTTGGCCTCTGGCATCTCTTCCCCCACGCTCTTTGCTTCTTCAAGTCGTCTTTATGCCCCATTTGACAAGTCGCCCGTAAAGCGATTCAGGCATGACCGTGCAGAGTTTATGCATGGGTATTTCCTTAAAAGGATAGAACTCACTTTCGGTGAGCGGATCGGGCTGAACTCGCTGGAATGAAGCGAACCTGTCTTCGAGAAGCTTTTTTAAGCGCGTAGCCGATGGATGATCGACGAAGAGCCTCAGGCCACCGACAAAGACGCACATGGTAGCAGGGTCATAAGCCGCGACCTGATCGAGGTTGATCAGCACTTCGCCCATGCACTCGCCGGTATTGACCTGCGTCGCCCTGCACTTAAAAAAGTTCATGCGCTCTCGCGATCGTCCACATGCCGCAGGCGACGATCAAGAGGCCGCAGCCAATGAAAAAGCAGGTGCCGGCGTAAAAGAAGTAGGCGATCGCGTCTTCAATCACTGCGCATCCTTGATGAGCGCATAGACGGTCGTCGCAGTCATTCCGCGGCCCATGTCGTCCTGGAGCGTTACGACGCCATCTTGAAGCAAGCGCTCAGGCAAAGCGCGGACTTCGGCAGTTGGACCGTGCTGAAGCCTCAGCAGATACGTGTAAAGCCAACTTTCGTCGATATTGTCGTAAACGGTCGTGAGCGTCAGTTTCATTTGAGGCTCTGCATACCATGCCAGAAGTTTAATTCAAGCTTAAACTACGTCAGGCCGCTCAGCATCCTGAACGCTTCCCTCGCTTGGAAGGGGACGACCGAGTTTCCGAGAGCGCGCGTGCGCTCCATCCGGTCGGGTAATTCATCAACCACTCGATCCACTCGGGGTTCACGAACCCACCAAGACCCGATGTTTGGATCGCAGAGACCTGGAGATCCGAGAAGCCTGGCTTCTTCCCTCTGTTCTCTGAGTGATAGCGGGACTTGCGCGCGAGGAGCGTAGCCGGCTTTTCGTAGAAAGTTTTTGGAGTGGGCCAGCAAGAACCAACGGGACCTTTTGTGCGGGGCTCCAATGGCTGCGGCAGATAAAGCAGTCCATCGACAGTCATACCCCATAGCATCAAGTGACCCGACCACATCTCTAAGGCCACGGGTTCTGATGGCAGGGACGTTCTCAAGGAAGAGGAACGGGGCTTTGGTCTCCTCGGCAAGCCTGAGGATCTCCCTAAAAAGACCCGACCGCTCGCCTGCCAGGCCTCGACCGCGGCCTGCAATCGATATGTCCTGGCAAGGGAAGCCGCCAAAGATGAGGTCGATTTTAGGGAGATCCGCCTGGCGAAGAGTTCGGACGTCGTCCCAGACAGGGGCCTCATGCAGGAGGCCGTCTCGCTTCAGACCCCTATGGAGCCAGACGCTATCGCCCTGGCAATAATTAACTTTTTGCGTGGAACCTAAAGGTTAGTTTTTCAGGGTGCGTTTGTCAACGTCCGAATCGACTAAGGTCGTCAGCGTTAGTTTCATCGGCCTTCCAGGCGGCGCTGCATCTTGAGCACGCCCAAGCGAAGGCGGTTCGCCCGGCCCACTTGCCTCGCCACCCCTAAGCTAAACGCCGATAAAGAGATGCTAAATATCGACAATAAAATGCTTAAAATTAACATGATGTCGAAGGCCGTGCATTCCATGCGCGCATCCTGCCGCATGTCACGGTTTAACTCAAGGGTAAAGTCGCCTCAACGCCTTTATGCGAAAAAGGCGAGCACGACGTAGGTATAAATGGCTAGGAAGGCGACCGCGAAAACGACGCTGACGCGGAACTGGGATCGCTCCGCCGCCTGCTCGCGCTCATGCTCCGCGATCATGGTATCCAGGAGATTCTCGTTACGGTCGTCCTGCGGCTTCATTCGGGTACCTGCGAGAGTCAGCACTAGGTCCTCCTTTGAGATATAGGCCTTATCGGCGCGGGGCTTAGGGAACTTGAGCTAAAAGAGCAATTCATTCGGTTTATGCAAAGCGTAAACTCTTAGCCTTGCGATGTCGACCTTCTCAAGGCCCGCCCATACCAATCTTCTCTGCGCGCCAATTGTCCGTCCTGAGAGGGTTGCCATCCCGCCATCGTGGCGGGCTGGGGGAAGACGTTCGATCAGAGTTTCACTTCATCGGGCATGGGATCAAAAGCCCTCGAAAGCGGAGCTCTGGGTATAGTCCCCCCTACCCCCCATGCCCAAGTTTTGAGCATGGAGGCGGAGAACAAGGTCAAAGCACGAAGGACATCCTTCGCCACGGGGTACCATCGCTGTTACGGTCGCGACTTGCGTTTTCCCGCTCGCAGTCCAGTTATCAACCGCCTGACCGCGCTCGAAGCCCGGCCTTCATCTCAGGCGATTACCTCTCGGCTGGACTTCCCCCCATCGCCAGACCCCACGATGCTTACCGTAGGACGCACGATTGTTTACGTGCCGTTCACTCGCCACAAAAAGCGAATGCAGCGTCCCCCTCGGGGACGGATGGGCTCTTAGCCACCGTTTTTGCAAAGTCTTCTCTTGTGATGGGAAAGGTAGTCGGGCACACCGAAGGAACTCGGTGAACCGACGGTCGTTTCGTCATCATCGTCCAGTAGCCACAGCAAATGGTTACTGAGAGCACCGGAGGCTTTACGGCCTCTGGTGCTCAGACTTTTAATTCAAGTTCCAAAATGGGCAAGCTCAATCTTGAGACGCTCCGTCCCAAAGCGATCCATCTAGAAATCTATTCACCGTCGCCATAGGACGGGATCGACGCATCTTGGCTGCCCCAGGGATCGATGGGCGCCTCAGCTTCGATAGGCGGGTTCTGCGTGCGAAGGGCGTAATGACCGAACGTCGTCATGTCGGCTTGCGTCTGCATGTAGCCTTGCACGTATTGGCCGTCCCAGCGCACGTAGCCCTGCTGGTAGGACTGAGCTAGGGCTGGCGCTGCAAAAGCGATTGTAAGGGCAATTAGAGCGGTTTTCATGGGGACCTCCGATGCTCGTCTCTATTGCGAGATCGGGGCCGGAAGGCTGAGGCTTATATTGGAGCTTTGTGCTTAAGCATTAGGCATGCGTTTACGAAAAGCGGCATGGATGAAGAGGAAGGAATCGAACCTTCATTCACGGCTTCAAAGGCCGACGTCCTACCGTTAGACGACTCTTCAAAAACATGGCTGTGGATCCAGGCACCGCCCCTGGCCCTCCGGGGTAACAACCCGGCATCTCCGCTCTGTCGACCTATCCACAGCAAAGATAAAGAACGAGCGGGACGCGATCCCCGCAACCAATCGACTGGCGATATCTCGCCCGTACTCAGGACATAACTCCTTCGTGGCCTACCCCATGGTGAGGGCGGGCATGTCTCCAGCCGAAGCCTGAATCCTCAACACGCCAGCCTTAGTGCTGTACGTTGCGGTTACCCGCAGGGTTGTCGGCAGGCCTTTGCAGCCCATCAGCTATCTTCGCAGCTTCCCATGCCGTCGTTCAAACAAATCATATATCAAGGCGGAGAAGGCGGGGAGCGACCCCGCCGAATGCATGCAATGCATCTCCGCGCGAATTCTAGATCAGCTTGTCGATGAAATACATCTTGGCCTCGCGCGTCAGAGGGAGCCGGTTGATCGCGTGGATCAGGAAGCCCGTGACGTCTTTTTCCGTTTCGTCGCTAAAGCCCAAAGTCGAAGTCACGGTCGTCGAAGCCGCCTTGCCTTTGCGCTTAACGGCGATCGACGGCTTGCCGACCTTGCTGCGATTATGAGAAATCAGCGAGCTAATGTAATTAGGATCAGGGGCCGTGCCTCGGCTCGTCTTCACGCCGTCAGCTTTCAGCTTGTCAGCTATCGACTTGGGCTTCATGCCCTCCTTCGCAAGGCTCAGCACCCGCTCTTGAAAAAACTCAGCCGTCGGATTCATGTCGCCCGATTTCTTCTGGTTCACTTCATTCCCTTCGTTTCCGGCCATTCGGCCATTGGTTCATTCCAATCCGGAAGCTCGTCATCGTCGGACTTTCGCGACTTCGCTTTATTTGTCGCCCGTATCACTTTCAAATGATCCTCGGCTGTGCCGGATTTGATCATCCCGGCAAGCTCCGCGAACTGATCCGCTGTCAGCTCGTTTGAGGTCTCGCACCGAAAGTGCTCCTGGATCACCGCCCTGATTTCCGAATCGGCCCATTTAAACTTCTTTGCCAACTGAATGATCAAGGCGCGGTTGACCAGTTCAGACGCGGCGCCAGGCACGTGCGCAAACGGCGCAGGGATTGGCTTTGCTTGCGACGTCTTCTGCGGCAAAGGCGCTTGCGAAGCCGCATGGCCGTCGTCATCGGTCTGGCTGAGGCCAGCGATCGCTGAAAGAGCGTAACGCCTGGCGTAAGACGTAGCAGAGCCCATCGCTTGGGCCGTGTTCTTGTCTGCCAAGATCGGCGTATAGCCCCTGATCCACTGCCCGCTCGCATGAAAGAGGGTCGTGACCAAGATAAGATCGCCGCCTTCTTTCAGCATCGTCTGCGTGAAGCTCAGCCCGTGCTTTCCGAACGGCTCCCTGACGGCGTCGATCACCGACGCTAACGACGCGAACGACGCCTTGAAATGCGGGTTCTGGGAATCCTTTTGCGCGTGGTTCATGTCCGACTGCGCTTTTGAGAGCGACGCGGCTATCTCGCCGACCTGATCCGATTGCAATGCATGGTTCATGCGGATGCTATCTCCCATTTCCAGTTGATGTGCAAATTAAACTCTCGCGATAAATAAAAACTCGCCTCAGCAATCAAGCTCATGGGCCGTACGACGCAGGTCGAGTCGTGCGCTTGCCCAGCAGTGAAATTCGACGTTCGTCGGCTCATATCCAAACTCCTCGCATGCCTGATCCCAAAGGCTCAATCGGTCGCTCAAGCATTCAAAATCAGTCAGCCCCTTCTCTCTTCCAAGTATTCTCAAGACCCAGCGCCACAGACTCGTCATCTATCCCCCTTTGGCTTAGTCCCTTTTCCCGGTCTACCCACCCCATTTGAGCCATCTTCTCATGCCATTGCTCTTCTATAGACCGAAAAGCCGCCTCATCCATGATCTCGCCGAGCTTCGCGTGCGTCGCTTCCCCAAGCCTAAATTTCGCTCGCATTTTCACAAGCCATGCGTGATAGGCCCGAATATCGGATAGGCGCGGGAAGTCATCGATCCTTGAGTCGTACTTCACTTCGCCCGTCTTCCCATCGGTTACCTTCACGAATCCCATCACAGCTCCAGCGGCCTCATGCGGGCCCATTTTTTCATCTTCTTCTCGATGCGCGCCAAGAGCTCGTCCGACGGGTTCCCTTTGCCGTGAAGGCAAAAGCTAAACCATACGGGCGTAATCCCAAGCTCGCGCGCGGCTTCCTTGTGAGGCTTCTGCAAGCGCTTGAGCTCAACGTTCATCGACTCGAAGGTTTTCATGCCGATCCAACTCATCTCGTTCCCCCGTGCATAAAGCGAACGTTAGGCGATAAACTATAGTTTATCAAGGAATTAAACTGCTAATTGCAGGAGCACGAGGCGTACTTGTCGGCCATCGCCTGGCCCCAGGCCTTGATATTCGCCCAGCCTTGGGCGTCCGTGCAGGTCCAGCGATCGACGTCCTGGGGCTTCGCAAGCGGCCTTAAGTGGGCAACGGCCGAGGACTTGAGAACGACGCGGTTATTTGAAACCGCGTAGTCGGCCGCAAGGTTGTAGCAGACAAGGCGCGAGCGCTGGCTGTCTGCGATGCACAGGTCTGAGTTTGGAAGCACGATCGTCCCGCAGCTCGCGAGAATGACGGGGCTAAATATTGTCGAGAGACGACTTAGCCGCATCGTCGACTTCCTTTTCGGTTTTAGCCTTCTGCAAAACAGCGGCTTCCGCCGCGGCCTGCTTAGCTTGCTGAGCCCGCGTCTCGGCATCTTGAATGTCTTTTGCCAGCAAAGCCCAGAACTTCGAAAGCAACCATTCCAAGACCTGAGCCGCGAGCCCCGCTAGAAACGTCATGAATTATGCGACCTGCGCGTCAAACCAAGCTTGAATCGACGGAAGGACCGCAGGCAAGAGCAGCGTCGCCAAGGGCGCGACGTATGGCTGCGCAGCTGCCGGCAAGCGCGCCACTTCGCCTGCGATCAACGCAGGCAAATTTGAGATGAAATCATCGCCCAATTTTTTCACGATCGCCTTTTCCGCTTCGTTCATACCAACTCCGTTTGTTTGAACAGTTTAAAATCCAACCGTCTTTGCGTTGGCCGAAATCAACGCGCCGGCCGCCGAAGTCGTCTTCGTGTAGACGACTCTCA